TTAACTCATTAATAATGACAATTTCTGTTCCAGCAGTGTTACCTAGGTCACTACTCTTCAAGATTACTTCGCCTTCTTCATAATTTAGATAGTCATCAAAACTACCAGTCAATACTTTTAGTCTAACAGCATTCTGTTCGACTGTTCCTGCTAAAATCTGACCAGTAGCAATTTCTGTGGTGGGATCGTCAAAAAGTACAAGAGCAAGTGTTTCACCTTGAGTGTATGTACTATTTTTAGACAAGAGTATGTTAATTACTCTAGTAGAAGAATTGATGTCATATCCTGGTTCAAAAGTACCACTGATGTTTCTCAACACCATGGTGTTCTCTTCACTCACATCTCGGATGAGTTCGCCAGTAGCATTAGTTCCCTGTTGAGTGATTGTATCGCCAGTAAAACCAAAGAAGGTTTGTAGTGTGGAGATTTGCGCTGCTTTTAGTTCTTTTGATTCGATACCAGTGACATCTTTACCAAATGTGGATGCAACGATACCAGAAGCACCACTACCACCAGTTCCAGAGTCATCAACATAAATTCTACATCCAACTTGGAAATTGGGTTGCGAATCTTCAATCTTCACTGAAGATACAAATCCAGAACTGACAGAATCTACAAATGCAATTTCATCAGCACCATTCTTCAATGTGCCAGGGACAAACAACCTTCTAGAGTTAGAAGGAATGGATTTCTGTGTGATCTTACTTTCGTAGTTAGATCTAACAGGCAGAGAATAGAAATTGTCTCCAAGGATATATGGATATACAGGTTTGTTCGTAGCATCCATCGAAATGAAGTATGCATACGTTCCCTGTGGGAATTCTGGTGTTACACAGAATCTACCATTATTGATATCAAGACGAGTCTTACCAGTATCAACTGTAGCAACCCACTCGTAGTCATCAACAAATGTGCCCATCTCGTATGGAGCATCGACGGGACCATCAGTTCTTGTATTCTTGAGTTCGTACCCACTGTTCATTCTCGCAATGGAAGATGAACTGTCTAGAGGGTCAGAGAATGCATATGGACCATAAATTGGATTTCCATCATAAGCATACCCGAGAATTGGTGAGTGAGTGAGAGTTGCTGTCTCCTGAAGAGTGACTGGATTGATGTTATCCTGTAACTTTACACGCAGTCTTTTGGGGTTTGCAGCAACACCATAATAATATTCATTTTCAATTGCATCCTTTACTGCTAGTCCGTTGTTATCATCTAAAACGAGCTCATTTTCAAAGTACCTATTTCGCACCCAACGATAAATTTTTGCAGTCGCTGCAGCTGGGTTGTTCTGACCTTCGGAGAACAGTTCGACTCTTACATTTTCTTGTGTATAGAATTTACCACCAGAGACTTTTTCAAATTCGGTGATTTTTCCTAACGTGTTGATCTTTGCACGATATTCTGCAAACCTACCTTTACCTGCTAGGTCACTGATTAAGATGAGAGGAGGGGCAGAATAATACTCACCACTGTTAATAACTCTGATGCTAGTAATTTCTCCAGAAGTCACAACCGCTTCTGCTGCACCATATCTACCAGCAGTGATCTCGATCAGTGGATCTGCTGTATAATTTTTATTTTTGATCGTTGTGATTGCATTAACAGTATCACCTGCCAAAGAAGACAGAGCAATCGTTGAATCACCGTTCACCAGAACATAAGGAGGTTTGGTGTATCCAGAACCACGATTCGTAAGGTTGTAAGTCTGAATATCACCATAAGCAATATTATTCTCACTCTTGAAACTAAAAGCAATAGAACCATCAACAAAGATGCCAATATCTCTTGTTGGGGTTTTATATACTTCTGGTGTTGTACTAGACTGCTTTGGAATTAATTTAAGCAGTTGAGGATCAACCAAAGGTGTAGGTTGAGTAGCACCTGTCAAAATCCTTGTAGAAGGATATGAAGATGTTGAGATGTAGAAATACTGACTATCTTCGTATATTGCACCTACATCAGCAACATAATTTGACAACCCTTGACCAACACCAGGATTCAGTGGAACTGAAGGTGTTAATGAACCAGGGTTCATCTGCCAACGAATTCTGTTAGCAGTTTGATCATAGATTACAGGATTCTTGGTTTCAAATCCTGGTTTGGAGATTTGTACCTTATCTCCAACTTTAGAATATGGTTCAGCAACATCAACATTTAAATTTGTTAGTGTTCCATAGACAAGTAACTTGACATCACCTTGATCAGTAGATGCAGTGACATTAGAATAACCTACTACAAGGTCACCTACATCGTGAGTTCTTGTGACATTACCACGCTCTCTAATAATAAACTGTCTAGAACCCTTTCCTTCGTATCGGATGACTTCATTATTAATTTGAACGTATCCATTCTGTGTATTCCAACCTAATGTGGAGTCTACAGTGACTCTACTACCAGCACCTTGACTAGGCGTGAGAACCCTGTCCAGCACTGTCTTTTCAGGGATTGTAAATTCACCATTTACGGTACTTGGGTTAATGATCAGGTTGAACAACCCATAATCACCAACTTTACCAATGCCAATGACATTCTCAATACCTACAGATGCATATGAAGCATTTGGAGAGTTCTTGTCAGACTGCTGAACAATAGTTTGTCCAATCAACCAGTCGGCATCACCTTGTAGAACAATGACTTGTAGTGCAAATGAAGCATCCCAGTTGGATTCTGATACTTTTACAGTAAAGTCTTTTGGATAGTATGTTGTGGGGATATCATCAGCACTCTTCGAGACGATAGAGTTGAAGATAAACCTAATTGACTTGTCAGTTCCTTTGACTTTGTAAAAGTCAGCGATGTTCTTGATTAACTGACGTTTGTCGATATCTCCTTTGAGATATACTTCTGGCACATCAACCAGATATTCTCTCTCAAACGCCTTCACAAGAGCGTACAGGAAGAGGTGACTTAAATTATGTACTACCGAACTGGTAGCGTGAAACTTTGCGTCAGAGGACGTGTATTGGGACTTTTCGTAGAGATCCCCTAGTTGGGTGGTTCCACTGACTCCTCTGGAGACTCCCAAAAACTCTGTATCTGTTCTGGAAGCATAAAAACAAATTTCATCACCAATTTTGACATATCCATTCTTTCTGGGGAATGAAGATGCATCAGCAACCGCAATGGTGGTATCTGTAACAGAAATGCCAGCAGTTGTGGTAGTTTGTTCTGTTAGTAGATTTTTTTCGTAAAAATCGATATCACGGTATGATGTGATGTTCGATATAATATCTAAAGACTGACCAGTAGATTCTAGTTGCTCATAGTATGCTTCGATGACTGCCGCGACATTTCCATATTCAGAAACGATAAACGCAGGAAGCTGTGTCTCAATTAGCGATGAAATTTTATTACTCATCTACTTACTCTGGGTATACCGCGAACTTACTATTAGCAACATCTACATCCACGTACATATGTCTAGATGCATCGATATCGTTATTACGAGGAACGACACGAACTGAAATTCTGTTGTCGAAGAAAGTACCTTCTATAATAGTCACGTCATACAACTTGATTTCACCCTCGTCGTAATCAACATCGCCAATATAGTCCTTCAATACTATCTTTTCGCCAGTTCCAGGATCTAGTCTATATAGGATCATTTTGCCGAAGCGATCTTCCATATAGACATCAGTAACAGGATATTCACTGACTCTAAATGCTGTACTCTGAATTACAGGACCATCTTCAGGGCAATTGCTCTTAAATGCGTTCTGGAAGCAAAGTTCATAGAAAGAAGTGCTGTTGATAAGAGGATAGAAATCCTTTCTCATCATTACGGTTGTAGTGTTAGATGTGATCGATCTATCAGAAGAATCGATGACTCCAATGTACTTACTATATCTAAACTTACCGTTGAATTTCTCGGTGCTTGATGCTTTGGTATACTGTTCAACACCAGAATAGACTTTAGTTCTGATGTCTTCTGGATATTGATTAGTAATCCTTGTATTGAACTGAACTCTACTGTCTAACTCCAAATATAGAATAGATGGGTCCTTGATTTCAGGAGTTACCGAAGCAACAGCATAATCTTTCAAACCAGCGATAATTTGTTGCTTGGTGGTTGTGGATAAGTTCGCACCACTCTCTGGTTTGATGACAATCTTGACTTTACCAAATTCAGGGTATCTCTCCTCTTCACCACCGTATGTAATGATGTCAGAGATCGCTGGGTAGATCTTTCTTACAATAGCAGCGTAATCACTCGCAGTTACCGCTCTATTCTGTGTAGCATATAATTTCGGTGCATTGAACTTAATCTTGTCAATGCTCTCGATGTCAGCACCGCCGTTTGCATTATCAACAACTGTGATGTTTCTTACTTCAGTTCCAAACGCAGTTCCGTTGACATCCTCTAAAACACCAGCAAATACAAATAATGACGCACCATTTGCTTCAGCGCCATTAGAAATAAGATATGATGCCTCAACATAGTTGTTGTGCTCTAGTTTTTGACCAATAACACCGTCACCAAAGAACAACTCATATCTCTCGTCAGCAGATTCATCTACGTAGAAAATGCCGTCAGTGTCTTTGATGTCAATGATATTATCAATCATAGTGAAGTAAGCGAACTCACTAGACTGTTCTGTGGGATATACTTTGACTCTAATGGTGCTAGTATCCGCTTTTCCGTTAGACAGTACGTACTTCTGTGATTTAACGAAGTTACTTGTGGTAAAGTTGTCCTCAACAACAGAACCTTCGTACAACTCTACGTTAGTGAAAAACGCTTGACCATTAACAACACCCGCCTTGTAGTCATCTAATACTACAAAGCGGTATAGTTTATCATTATAAGTGGTGACAAATCCCGTACCCTTCTTCAATACAATGATTGCAGGTGCGGATCCTGGAAAATTTACTTGGAAATTAACCATTGCCTTTGCAGCAACTACGGACTTTGGTTTATATCCTAGTTGCTTTGCCAGAGAAATTACGTTGTCACGAAGAGTGGCAGACTCCAAGAACAACTCGTTTACCACCATGTTCGTGTTGAACGCGGTGTAATACGTGTTATACGCTAATACATCGAGAAATGTGCTCCAGACAGAACCCTCGAAATCATAATCAGTAAAATCAGACTGTGCTCTCAAGTATTCTTTGAGAGTGGTCTTAATATTTTCAAAGTCTAAATTATTTACTTGAATATGCTTCATCGGGTTCTCTGGAGGAGGAAGTTGATTGATTGATCGGGAGTGTCCTGACGACCAATAATAGTAAACTCTAGGTTTGCTTCAAATGCATTATTGTCAAAGTCTGGTAAGACCTCAACTTCTTGCAACCTTATTCTAGGTTCGTATTTTGATAAAGTACGTTTGATCTCATCAGCAATGAGACCTGCAATAGCAAAATCAAGTTGTTCAAACAACAAGTCGCGAATACCCGAACCGATTTCACTATCAAACAATCGTTCTCCAGGTGATGTCAATAACAAATTAGTAATTGACTGCTTAATAGACGCCTCATCTTTAGTCACCTGCAAATCCCCTGTAATAGGATGTGGATTGAAGGTGACCTTTAAATCTTTAAAAGACTGTTGATTAGGCACAATAACACAATTTATTGTTTATTTATGGTCCTTTTTCTGATCTTCTTTCTCTTTCTTCTTTAGATACCTATCAGAGTCAATCTGGGTGATCAGGGTCATTCCAGACTTGATAAAATCTTTGCTCTTGTCGGTTGGTGAATTACCCATTTTGTTTCTCCTTTGGTGTTTGCCAGAAATAGTCGTCGGTGTCTCCAAGGCGTCCCCAGTCAATTCCTGCCTCTACTTGGTATTCTATGGTGGATACCTTAAAGTCAGGGAATTGAGGGTCCTGGGGCGTTATAGAGAGGTCATACAGTCGCATTCTGTTATTAGGATATAGTGCATACTGACCGTTAGTTAAAGCGATACAATTATGCGACTTGTGCTCTTGTGGCACCTCACTTACATTATTATCTATAACATCGATGTTTGCATGATAGTTATCAAGTGTAAACAAGTATTGACCTTTCATCAATCCATGGTCTCTTGTAAAGACTTCGCAGTCCATAGATGCCACAAATCCTTTGCTCATACATGCAACACCATAATCCATACAATTCCAAAATTGTAGATTCTCCAGACTCATATCAACATCTGGTGTCTTGGGTGATCTTACGAATGCACTGATCGGAAGTTTATCATACATTGCCCCATAGGTAGGCAAGTACGTCTCAAAGTAAAAAGCACGTCCAGGTATGCTTTTAGCACATACCCAGACGCCCTCTACAAACTCCCCATGTCCATCCTGGTGGTCTCGTAAGTATTCTTTACGAACCCATACCTTTTCGGCAGGAAGATTGCAAATTAAATTCACTTACCCTGACCACGATAACGCTTCTTTGCCTTGTTACGAGATGTTGCTGCATACTTGGTATGCTGTCCACAACCCTGTCGTGATTTCTTGGGTGTTGCCTCAATAAACTGTTGACCAAGAAGAGACTTTTTAACCTTTGCCATTAATCAATGATGAACTGATCTAATTATACCACAAATTCATCAACCTGCCAATACCGTATGACTTCCTTGTGTCATCACTGCTCCAAATGATAATACATCACCAATACGCATGATTGCTTTCTTGTTACAGAAAATCGTTAACGATCCCTTTACACACTTATCAGTATGAGGTGGGTTGTTACCACATACATGCACTGATGTCACATCACCGACACGCAATGCTGCTTTCTTATTCACAAAGACGTTCAGAGACCCTGTAATCACAGGAACAGGTGGCCAACACTGATGACCACTCTCTAGATCTTTGATTCGACTCACACCACTTCCTGCCATTAGGGATTGCCTCCAGTTGTTCCTACATTACCTTCAGTGGCAGTACGTTGCCTCTTCAGTCTATTTAACGTCCTACTCTTATGATGACGCCAATTATTGTCTACATCCACATATGCTGGGAATGTCCAAGTATATGGTGGACATGTACTCGTAACAGTAATGAGATAATGATAACGTAGTGTTTGTATCAGAGAGGGTCGGTAGGACCACATATAGTTACTATTCTGTTGAGCAAGGTCATGTCCTATAGGTCCATATAACTCTCTACCTACACTATTCTGATATGCATAGTTCCTTACACCTCCTCCAGGTATCTTTCGTGCTATCAGAGGCTCGGTCCTCATTTTTTGTGAGATAGGCTTCACCCTACCCTGTCCACTGATATACGATGAACTACGCACATTGTCCTGTGCTGTTGGCACCTCTAATCCCTTATAACTCTCAATGAAACCTGCCTCACCATCATATAACCACTTCTCCGTGTAATTACCAATGATAGGCAACGGCAGCACTAATGTGGTGACTCCAGGTGCTACACTGATGCTCCCAAGACTCACAGCATCAGAACCATCCCTCATCTCTGCAATGGTGGGTACTCCTCCTTTCAGGACTACCACACCAGGTGGATTGATACTGACACTGATACCTGTGATTAACTCGGGACTCGGCTGCGAGGGACCTGGTGTGCCTCCAGGACATACCAAGTTCGCTTGAGCAGTGACATTCACTACCCCAGCAGTCTCGTAGATATTAATCTCCTGCCCCTCTCTCCTCATGTCGGGTAACACAAAGATTCCAGGGGCAGGCAGCATCTTCCACATGCCACCCACATTCGTAAAGGATTGACCAGCAGGTATCAGTATTGCCATTACCTTTCTAATACTCGTAGTCTTTTATCTACATCATCCAAGTAATCTGTTACTTTCTCATGTGCGTCAGCACCAGGGCGTCTATACATGAGTTGTGGAGACTTTAGACGCTCGACTTCACTCTTCAGTTCCCGTATCTCCTGAAATGCTCTCTCCAGCACTTGTTCCAGGTTCAGAGATTTCTTGGAGGAGTTTGAATCGTTCATCGGATTTGTCTGCATTCTTAAAGTTCTCGGAGGCACGTTTCTCAAATTGTTCGCAAAAGTCGTCAAACTCGTTAAGGACTTCTGCTTGCTTATTCAGATATCCATCGTAGTCTTTCATGATTCAACTATGGGGGTAAAAATTTTCTGGGGGATTTTTTTGTATAGGGGGGACCCGTAATATTTATCTCGCTTGGGTAACACTTTGTAGGTTAGGAAGAAGGTACTTTTTTGGTACGGCGATCGGGGGTATCACAAAAAAGGGGCAAATCACTGCCCCTGTGTGTTACTTACTGGTTGACTGCTGATCTCACCCAGTCTGCGAAAGATTCGAGTGATTGTGTATCTAATGGGTCGCAAGTCTTGTAGATGGGATTATTACTATCACGTTGCTTGGTTTGGTTAACAACGAACGTGTCAAACTCACATTCATCTTTGAACCAATCATAGGTCTCATGCTTAACATCGAACTGACCTGTAAATACCGCTGCAGGTATACCAGGGTACACACGCCTGATCTTATCGAACTCTGAACATGCACGGTCCAGCATAGATGAATCGAGATAAGTCTTGCACTCAATGATGCAAACTAATTCATCGTCCTTGTATACGTGCAGGTCAACTTGCACCTTTTTATAATACTGTCCCCCACGAGATTCAATGAGAATATAGTCATTGTGCTTAACCACAAGTGTGGGGTCTACAGTGTAAACAATACCCTGTGCAATGTCCTCGTAGAGTTTACCTACGGTGCCACGCATCTTGCCGCCTGCGTTAAGAGTATTTGTGTACTGCTCATTGAGGGGGGCGACC